GGACCAGCGTCAGGCACGATTTTCATACTTTTATCAGAACCCTTTGCCTTAATTCTCTTTTCTGCTTCTTCAATTTCAACTTCTTCAAAGTGAGGGTTCTTCATTTGAGGACCCTTAGCAAGTTCCTTACGTGCCTTCTCGTTGTTCTTCTGACGTTTCTTCATATCAGGTTCCAGATATGAATCGTCCTTCTTCTCAACGATCTGCTCTAAGTATACCTTTGAAATATCAAGCAAAGGATTCTTACCAATACCATTAGACATGTTTCTATTTGGTCTTTTTCTTATACTTATTTATGAAATTCTTAATACTAGTTGTTCCGGTTGCTGCCATAGCATTCTTAAGATACCCACCAGTTCCAACTAAAGTGTTTGGTTTTTGAGGAACTCTCATACGACGTTCCATTTTTTTCTCAGTATATTCCATTACATCACGAATCCAGGACTTAAACATATAGTCCTCTTCAGTTACACAAATAAGATGATTAGTTCCTCTACGGATAATCTTACCAATCAATCCAGTGTTTAAGTGCTCTACTAAATCACCCATTCTATAGATAAATCCACCAACATACTGCTCACGCAATCCTTTTGGATCACACTTCGGTGCAATCTGCCAGAGTTCAGTAACTTCTTTTTTCTTTTTCTTAACTTTCATACCAGCACGAACTGCATCAAATAATGCAGTAGTATCACCATCATCAAGTTCTTTTGGTGTTCCTCTACGGAATGAATCATAGTCATCATCCATGACTGCTTTTCTCATCTTGGATGCAGACATACCCTCAACACCTTCTGCATCTGCATCTCTTACACCTGCAGAAATGACACGAATGTTATCAAAGTTATAGAGTTCACCATTGTACTTGGTTGCTAGGTTCTCAAACTCAGCCTGACGATCTGATCCTACAATGATATTGACGTTCTTATATCCTGCCTCATCTGCTGCAACCAATACATTAAAGATTGACTTCATCTCATCATCGTTAATAATGACCTCTGAAAAATCAGGGAACATCTTCTTCATGAATGAAATCTTCATGTCAGGATCTAATGGATTCTTCTTAGCATCCTGTGATCGTGATGGGTAAATCTTTAGGTCTTCACCTGCTGCTGCTTTCTTGGCTGCTGATAAAAGTTTTCCGTGACCAACAGTTGGTGGATTGAAACGACCAAATGCAATTGTTAATGTTTCTGTAGTCTCTCCAGATGCACCACCCTCTTCATCTTCACCAGATGATTTCTTCTTAGTATCTTCAGGTGCCTCTGTTTTCTTTTCTTTCTCTTCTGGTTTTGCTTGTGCTCTAGGTTGTCCTTTTGTTTCTTCTTGACCCTTTGCTTTCTTCTTATCTACAAACTTTAACTTACCATCTTCAGTAGTCGCAACAAACTTACCACGAGAATCTAACCAACCGCCGTGTCCGTCACTTTTGAGGTTTAATTTATTCGCCTGCATACTTGCCTGCGATTGTGCCTCATTCAGGAACTGAAAGAAACTTTTCATTGATATTGATAATCCTTATACATTATTTAGCGTGCTCCGTCCTTCCCCTTAACCAAACACTTATCTCCAATAATTGTTTTAAATTCTTTAGTCAAAGTCCCAAAAAATTGTGGTTGACCGCCAAATCCACCTTTATATCTCAATTCCATATTCAATAAAGGAACTTTATTTTTAATTAAATCAAAATAAATTTTAGCTGCTCCACCTTCAGCACTACCATCATCATTATCAGATTCCATTCTATTCGTAATTTTAAACTCATAATCATTAGTATTTGAATCCAAATCAGATAATCCACATAGAATAGAATGAATATCGTATGCTTTTCCTTTATATACTGTTATCGTACTACTTCCAGATTCAAGAAGTTTTTTTCCTTTTGTTCCTTCACCAATTCCAGTCACCAAAGCAAATCCAAATGTCATATTACCTAAGTTTTTGGACTTCATTTGATTTGGCAAATCCGTTTTAAGTGTCACATTTATTAAATTTTTAGCAAATACTTCAGAGTTATCATTCATGACTTTAAGAAAAGCTTTATAAAGAGGACAATTATTTTCTCCAAGTTTACTATTAACCCATGCTCGCATCGTATCCTTTCTTGATGATAGTTGACTGCGCCCTAAAGATTTATCTCCATAGTATTCAAATCCACTTTCCTTTGCAGTTCCCCACTTTACTTGAATATCAGTATCCTTTGGTCCATAAATTTCAGGCATTTTCATACTGCCTTTCGTATCAATATAAATTCTTTCAAATCCCTCACTATTTCTTGTTCTCTTATCTGGTTTGAATAGTTGAGCATCTGTTTTACCAGTGATGTCGAGATTAATATACCCCTCTTTTACTGCCTCCTTTACAAGACCTGCAAAATATTTTTCACGGATGTCCTCCAATTCTTTTTTTACCTTATCAAAAGATTTATCAGTTAAAACCGTATCAAAAGCTTTGTTAATAAGAGTTGGATCTTGATCATTCGGTTTAGGTTTTTTCTTCAGAGAAACGCCAAAGTAAGCATTTGGCATTCTGACAGGTCTAATTATTAAATCTGATGAATTATATGCGTCAAATCCATGTGCCTTGACTGCAAGTGGTTTTACTTCTTTTGGCCACACATTTCCAGTCATAAACACACGATCTGCGGTGGGGTTTGCAACTTTATGTTCCGATTTCATCCAATCTTGAACTGCAATCGCTGCAGATATTCCCCTGGACATATCAATAATATTTCCAGGATTTTTGAGAGGATCCTTAAAAAAATTTAAAAATGCCTGTTTATTTTCAGCAAAGACAACCTTTCCGCTAGATGCTACTTTTTCTGCTTCTAAAAAAAATATAAGAAACTTATCAATTCTATCATTTGGACCACCTGATCCTTGAAGTTTTTTTAGCTTTGTGTTGCTAAAACATAAAGCAGCCGCACAAAAAACTTCTGAGGGTTCTAACGCCATCTTATCAATACTTTTAAGTATTTAGAATGGAGTTAAACGTCTCCTTCGACACGGTTCTCTGAACGATTTTCAGAATTTAGTTTATCAAGTTCAGTGATAAGTTCTTCTTCTGTTTGTGCCTCAAAAACATAATTATTGAGACCCAATTCGGGAAGATTGATAGTTAGAGTAATCACAAGTCTCCCTCCGCACGGTTCTCTGAACTATGAACATCAAACTCACCACCAGGATAGCGTGCTTTGAGTTTCTCTACATTCATCTCAATCACCTCATCAAAGGTTGTATCAAGTGCCATACATGCCTGTGCAAGATACCAACAGATATCTCCCAGTTCACGTTTCATATGAAAGACATTCTCTTCGTTGTAAGGTTTGCCCTGCAAGAAGATCTTCTTTACAACCTCTGTAAACTCACCTGCTTCTGCAGATAGTCCAAGAGCAGCAGTCAAGAGTTGTGAAACGTTTGCATCATTTACTTCTAGTTCACTGAGTCGTGCAGCAAGAATAGGCCAGTCAAGACTTGGAGCACTAGTAACTCCTTCTACAAATTCAAGGTACTTTTCGGTATCAACTTTAGTCATGAAAATCGGGGATAAATGGTTCTTGGCAATTTGGGGGGAGTTGTTGTGTAGGAAGTTTTTGACTTTCTACTTCAATGTATTCTACCTCTTCCCAACTTCCACCAACACCGCCGTCCATATTGACGACAATATCTTTAGTTGGAAGTTTAGGTCTTTCTAAGAGTTTAACCTCAACTGTTTCATAGATTGGTTTGAATTGGTAATAGTGTCCATCACCTCTTGTTCCAATCAGATTAACGGCATCTTTAATAGAACCACAATCAGCAATCTTTTTACCAGTTGGATCAAATACAGAGTAGTATCCGTTCAAAACTTAAACCCCTCAAATGATTTCTTTGGTTTGTGCTCATCGTTATTATACTCTTCATCCTTACCACTGTCAAGAATATCATCTTGTGCAGTCTGCTCACAATCATATAAACGCATCTTAGATCGATCAATACCAATCACAAAACGTTTAGAAAGGTTTGCATCATTATATCTATTCTTCAATTGCTTCACAAGTATCTGTCCCAAGGATTCGAGTTCTTCAGTTGAAATAAGGGCAAACATAAGATCAGCAGTAGCAGGGAGACCAAAGGACTCACTAGTGTCAGTAAGCTCAACATCACTGCTGCCATAACCAGAACGAGTGGTCTGCGTGGCAGAAACGATAGGGACGTTTGCTTCACAAGCCAATCCTCTAAGCTCTTCAGCAATTGCTTTAATATATGAATATGAATTGACATTGCTGTTTCCGCGATACCTGCTGGAAGCACATATATTAAGGTAATCAATGAAAATAATATCAGGTCTAAATGACTTCTTAAGTGCAAGTTCATTAAGAAGTGCTGTAAAGTGACCACTGTGAGCACTCGCAGTTGGATACTCTTTAATTATAAGAGTACCTTGAGTCTTCTCAGCAAGTTTTGTTACCTTACTTTCAAACATCTGTTTAGGTAGATCAGTTATCTCCTGGATGTTAACATTAAGAAGGTTAGCATCAATTCGCTCCGCAATTTTCTCCTCAGCCATTTCAAGCGTGATGTATAATACGTTTTTCCCTCCCAAGAGTGCGGAAGCTGCCATATGGCACATAAACAAACTTTTACCGACACCAGTGCCAGCCAAAGCAATATTAAGTGTTTTATTCGGCAGACCACCCTTCGTAATCTTATTGAAATACTCAAGATCAAACGGGATTTTATCTTCTTTCCTATGGTAGGATTCATATCTTGCTTCATAATCTTCAAGGTAATCATGTCCAACATGAGAGTCAAAAGAGACTGCCAATGCGTCTGAGAGGATACTAGGAATAGCATCACGATCCTTCTCCTTATCCTTTCCATCTGCAAGTGCAATGGATTCCATCAGTGCCAGATAGATAGCACGATCGCGACACCACTTCTCAGTAGTGTCTAGCAACCAATCATAATCTGTAGGTACATCCTCAAGATAACTAATCAGTTTAGTCACCTCAGTAAAAGAAGTATCATTAATATCTTGACGCTTCTCTACCTCAATACAAAGAACTTCCTTTGTTGCAGGTTGATTGTACTCATTTACAAAGTTAAGAATTTCTTCAAATACAATCTTCTGATTAGAATCCTCAAAGTAGTCTCCCTTAATAAAAGGAACTACCTTACGAAGATACTCCTCGTTGTATATGAGGTTTCTTAAAATTAGAATCTCAACTTTGTCCATGAGGAATATCGAATACAAAGGTTATACGTGTCTCATCACCGATATTAACGGTTCCATGAGGTAGTTTGTTATTGAACCAAAGAAGAGTTCCTGGTTCAACAATGACAGTTTCTTTGCCGCAGAAATATTGATACCTTCCGAGTATTGAAAGGTGATATCTGTTTCTGCTCAGATAGTATGTTCCTTCATCAATGTGAGCACCGACAATTTCATCAACAGGAAGTGAAAGAAAACCACATCTTTGAATGTCTGCATTCTTAAATTGCTTGCGTATGATCTTTCTGATCTCGCTGTGATGAGAATATGCAGGAGTTTTGATGTTGATCTCAGAGTCTCCCACAAAGTCTTCCTTGTGTTTGACTCCACCCATTATAAGTTGAAGTGCGCTAGTTGGCAAGTCTGCAAATCCTCTATCAACTAAGGACTGAGAATCCTTCAGATTTTTCTGATGGTCCCAGTCCTGTGGATACTTCTTTAGTTGTTCAATAACTTTAGATACGTTGATTCCAGTTTTAATAACTTTAATCATTACATCTCTTGCTTATATTTTTTTCTGTTAGGTTCATTATCTTTTGGAACTACCCACATAAGATTGTCTCCATGATTATTCGTAGGATCAGCATCAATATGATCCACAAGAGCAGTATCTCGAATCCATTGTTTAGCAGACTCTGGACACATATCCCAGTCCTCTTTGGGAATTGGGGGATTTTTATCAATTGGTTTCCAAGATTCTGCAACAGCACGATGAACTCCTATTGTCATTTTCTGAGCTCCTCCTTCATAGTTTCTACGAAATACAAAGTCGTCAAATAAATTTTCTGGAATATAAACATCAAACTTAAGACAAGTATTGGTTTGACTTCCATCAGCATTGTATCTGGGTTTGTTAATCAAAGATAGAAATTTATTACTCTTTTCACTAAAAATTCTACCATCATAAGAAACAAAATAATGAGGTATAATTTTAGCATACCTAATCAATGGTTTAAATTCTTCTTGGTCGGGAAAGTTATTCCCATACAAGATACTTATAATACTCATGAACCGTAGCTGAATTCCTCTTTAGCAATCTCATCTAGTTTCTCCATCACCTCAGGCGTGAAGTATGTTTCTGGGTCTTTGTAGATTGCTTTGGCATAGACTTTTTTACCGTCTATCTCATAACGACCTGCAACATTTTTCCAGAGACCTCCCAGTTCACCCAACTCA